ATTGAGTTGGCTAACTTGGCAGCAGTTACATTGTCGTCTAAAATTTTAGGAGTTGTTACGGCATTGTTTTGAAGTTCTGAAACTGTAATTGCATTTGCAGCAATGTCCTCTGCGACAATAACATCGACTCCGAGCTTTGCCGAAGTAATAGAATTGTTGGCAAGGTGAGCTGTGTCTATACTTCCATCTATATAGTGTTTACTATCTATTGAATTGTCTGGCAATACATTAGCAATGGTAACTTTCTTAGAAGTTCCACCATCGTTAATTAATAGTTCTTCAGCACCATCCGTGTTAGTTAATGCTGTTAGTGCTGATACTTTTATTTGTGCCATTTGTTACTCCGCTATAATGTAGTAATTTAAAGAATTGTCATTAGGGTCAAAGATTGTTTCGGTTGCTAAATAAAATCCATTTTCTGTTGTAAATTCTGTTTCTGCTGTTTGAGTAGGATCAAATTCTCTTGCCCATTGTCTTTTGTTGGCTACCATAGCAAAGGTTTTTTGCCTTTTCCACCACATCTTAGCCATTAAAGTCTAAACCTTAGTTTTCTGCGACCAATTCTTTGCCTTTCTGTTAAAGACCTTATTTCTTCTTGAATTTCTTTAATAAGAGGAGAATACTTTGTGATAACTTTGTCATTCTTTTTCTTACTAATTCCCCCAAATGGTGTGCCTTCATACGAGCCACCTTTAACTCCAGTTTTAGAGTCTCCAGGAGTTTTTGTAGACTTGTGTTCATAGTCATATTCTGTAGCCTCTTTTTTGTTTTGTTCGTTGTTTGATTTAAGCTGTTTGCCACTATAAGTAGGTGCTTTTGCTTCTGATTTAATGTCCTCATGCTCTTCATCAGAGTCCATAAGTCCATCTAGCATATCCATTAAAGAGTCTAATTCTGTTTCTGGCTCTGGATCACTAGCAAAGCTAAGTGCGTTTTCTGCAAGAAACTCATCAATAGAGGGAGTATCTTCATCGTTTTCATCATAGTATTCGCTGTAAGTCTCATTTAACATTCTTGACCAGATTTCCATAATTCTGGCTTTAAAGCGATCTATTTCTAATAAACTAGAAGTGTCTGATTTTTCAATAGTATCTTTAAATATGTCCATTAAATTTATCTGTTCCTAATCGTTTACGCTCTCGCATGTTAAAAAGAGTATCTTGATTGCCAAAATGAGGCTGTGTACCTCTAGCACTTATTATAAAGTTACCTTTTTGTCCACATTCTGGACATTCTTTCTTCTGTAACCTGTCTTTCATAGAACACATTTCATCAAAAACATGGCTATCTTTACATTGGTATTCGTAAATAGGCATAGTTATCTATCCAATGCTTGTTTAAATTCTTCTAATTAATTCAGAATAACCCCCTCGTGAGAAGGGGTTACAGCTTAACTAATTAAGCAGGTACAACAAATGCAATACCAGCATCGTTACGAAGTTCTGCAACTCCATAAATAGTATCAGCAGTGAACAAATCACCTAAATACTCCTGTTTGTATTGTGTCTGTGACCTAATACCCATTTGCTCTGCAAGAACTAAAGCTTCTTTATGCATCATAACACCAACTCTATCTGTATCAGAGTTACCAGATGCAGTAGGACAATTTGTTGAAATGAATACATCCATTCCATAAATCATTCCAATCTGCCCAGTTTTAATTGCATCACCGTTACCGATATGGTTTTGCTCAGTAAATCTAGGTAGACCTAAAAGCGTACTAGCAGCAGTTGGAGGAAGAACTAAAGAACGACCATCCATTGGAACGTCAGCATTATCTAATGTAAGAATCATTTTACGAATTCCATCATCAGTAATTGCACTTGCGTTAGATGAATTACCAGTATAAAGAGTACCACCATGTCCACCAATAACTGCTTTTTCAAATGAAGCAGCAGCAGTACCACCTACTGTTCCGCCTTGAAAACCCTCAGTTAAGGAAAACAAATCAGTGTCCACTTGTTTACTTAACGCATAACCTGCATCATCCGTGTAGAACTTTCGCATTGAAGCCAATGCTTGAACCTCTGCAATATCTTCAATCATCTTAGAATATTCGTAATGATTTCTAATACGAACTTCTACGATTGTTGATGAATCTGCTGAGATTGTTACTTGTGTACTAGCTGCTTTTGCAGTAGCAGTACCACGAGCAGGTGCAGGGATATTTATAGTATCGCCTTTTTTACCTTTATGTGATAATTTTGTAACAACATTTGCTACAACTAGATTTTTTTTGTACGCACCAATAACTTCATCGCTCCACAACTCGGGGATGAAATTATTAGCTGTACCCGTATTAGCACCAGTTGCGCCTAAAATACTGGTACTATGTCTTGAGCCTAAAGCCATTTTATTTCTCCTATTAAATGATTATTTAACCCTGCCTTCTGCATACGCTTCTTGAATTTCATCAGATAACGCTTCATAACGACTAGGATTTGTAATTTGAAGGTTAATTAAATCAGACCTTCTATACATTTTCTTACCACCTACAGATTGTGTGGAACGAGTTTCAGATACAGTTTGTCGTAATGCTTTATCTACTTTAGCCTTTTCACTTTCTTTGACCTCATTGGTTTTTGTAACCATATTGACTTTATCATACATATCAAAGAGCTCGATTGCGTAGTCTGGCCTATAGTCTGTGTCAGCTTTACGGAAAATATCTTTTCTTATTTCACTAGCACCAACCCATTCTTGAAAACTCTTGTCAGCGACACGATTTTCCCAGTCTGGATAAGCCTTTTCAAGTACATTCAATTTTTTTTGTTGTTCTTGTTCGGCTGTTTGTTGCCTTGCCTTTAGTACATCTGGATGATTTTCTATAGCTGAGTTAACTGCTTTTGCAGGGTCAGTATAAAAAGCATCTTCAAAACTAACTGCTTCCTCTTGTGGTTCTACAACAGTAGAAACTTTGTTTTGTGCTTCAAGTAAACTTTGGATTAACTTTCGTTGTTCTCCAACTTCCGTTCCTTGTTTACCAAACGCTGTTTCAGCGTTTTGATGCATTTCAATTACCTCTGCCATGCTCTTTCCCGCATACTTAGCTGGTATATCTGCTACATTCCCACTAACTTCTGTAACTTGTTCTGGTTCTGCAACTGCTTGTATTTCTTGTGTTTCTACCTGCGTTTCTGTTATAGGTTGTTCTGGCGTTGGTGCGTTATCTACTACTATACTCATTTTTTCTCCGCCCTCATAGGGTTGTGAAGTTTATTTATGTTGGATTTCCGTCTTGGAGTTCTTCCAACGCTATTGTTGTTGCAATATCTAAACTTAATAAAAAGTTTATAATACGCAACTGACCCTTAGTTGCCCAAAGGTCGTGCTCAGAATTAATACTGTCTAAATTAACAATATTTTTTTCTAAATTCTGTAATTCTTCTACTAAATCTAACCATCCTTCGCTTCTTGTCATGTTTATTCTATCAGATAAGAAAGCCTCGTCTGTTTTTGGCATAGTTACTGTACTCTAGTATTTATATTAGTTGTTGTTCCAGCTTGTCTAGCTTTAGCTAGGTTTAATATTGTTTCAGATTTAAGATGGTCTACTTCTGGTATGTTTCGTGCAGTTTCAGACCTTTGTCTGTCTACATCCGCAGCCATTTTCTGTAATCCTACTGTTGTTTTTTGCATGTTTAGTTGTTTTTCTGCCATATCTAGTTCTGAAGGTTGCAATGAGTCAGCTTGTGCTATATGTAATTGTGCTTTAGCTTGTTCTTCTTGTGCTTCAGCTTGAGTTTTAGAAATGTTTGCTTGTGCTTGTTGCATTGTTAACTGCATACCCATTTGTTCCATTTGTTGCATTTCTGGATTTACTTCTTCACCTTGAGTTAAGGCAAATACTATTTGGTCGCGGTTATGTATGCTTGAATTTTGCATCATAGCTAACAATATAACATTAAATGCAGGTGAATCTGCTGGTATAGCTTGTAACATCTGTACCATTTGTTGCATTTCTAACTCTTTAGCCATAATTCCCATAGTAGAATATGGTACAAATTTATAATCACTAACAGGATATCTGTCTACATCAAACTGTATTTTTCTATACATAGATTTATGAATCATCGGTATAAGAAATGTGTTTTGAAAATTCATTAAAGTACGTTTTTGTCTTTTAATAGAAGCAGATTGTGCCATACTCATACCACTAGCAGTATCTCCACCGCCAGCAACATCCGAACTACCTG